AACCAATCGCGGGGGAAAAAGAATTTGCGGTCTTGTGCTGGCATTAGTATCCTGCTTTCTCTAAGATTTGTAAGAGTGATTGTATCTCATTAGGGGTCAATTTGTCAATAGCATCTTGGTCAATAACTAATTCCCAATTCACAGCCATTCGGTCAAATCTCCATCTCCGTAGTAGTCTAGTTTGTATCCGTCAATTTCGGCAATCGCGTCCCATACATCTTGTTCGGTGGGATTAGTGATTCCCCACTCTTCTAAGAGTGTCCAAACTTCTTTCATCACTCACTCTCCCTCTCAATAGTGTGTTCATAGGTAACTTGACCAAGGTCATCATTTAGCATTTCTCGGGCTTCATCAAGAGAATCTGCCTGCACAATGTAGATGTATGTTCCATGAAACTCGTATGTGTTCATTATTCCCAACCCTTCTTGTGTTTGATTTTGCGAGTGTATGATTTTTCTGTCCTATGGATTCCCGCCGCATTTGAGCGGCGCAGTTCCAATCGGGCTTTCAGTTGGGCAGGACTTGCAGCGGATTTGTGTGTTCTGCTCATGAGTGCATACTATCACATGGCTCTGACACCTCATCACAGTCAATGCACCAATAAAAAGTATCGCCATAGGCGTAGTAAACTCCGCAGTCCCCCAAGTCTGTGCAGGAATCACAATGAGTCCAGATTGTCATTACTTGTTCTCCAATCGTTTGGTGTGAGTGAATACTATCAGAGGGGTCTGACATCAGTCCTGAGGATTTGATAGCCGATAAGACTAGTCTTCTCCAAGTCGGTGTAAATTCGGCGAGCAGTCATAAGGAACCTATCGCAGCATAGAGTGATTTCAAATTCACGGACATCGTTATCCGCAGTGTAGTTTGAGCAAGAGCTATTCAGCATCTCAAACATCGGGTGACCTTCATAGACAATGGTTGTGTTGTTCATCATGGGATTAGTCTAGCACATGGCTCTGACATCGATTACATCAGGGTCAAAGTAATTCTTTGATCACAACGTAATCAAAGAATATAGCTTAAGGGGAGGCGCTGCCGCCCTTCCTACATGGCTGAACCCCGATACACAATCCAAATAAGCGCCTGACAAGTGCGAGGGGTCAAGCCTTCGATGAGTGCGGTATTTTTTACCGCCTGCACGAGTTCTCGGTATTGTGTTTTATTGGGCGAGTCAATAGTCATTCCTGCGGCTCGCATCATCCACACATCTATTGTTACAGCATTTTCATCGCCTGCAATGGCTCGCGCAAAATTATTAGTTTTCATTCCACGCAATGCGTCAAAGCCCATAGTCAAAGCATTTTCTGCCATGCGTAGATTATTCGCTAAGCCATTAGGCTTGCCACCATGAGCAAACTCTAAAGCCTGCACGACATTACGCGACCAGCGTTGGCGAGGTGAGAATGCGCTAATAATGCTAGCGCAATTTTCTAATGGCATTTCAATTCCGCGTTGTGCATAAATACTAACCATGTCATGCGCAATAAGTTCCGCGTCTGCATACCATTGCGTAGCCTGCTCAATCTGTGCGTGAGTTGCGCCATAGGTGAGATTCTGATAGTTGATGAATGAGTCGGTGAAGTCGATTTCTGTGGTCTGTGTCATAGGGATTACTATACCATAGGGGTCTGACATCGTAGCGTAATGACACGCCGATAAGTCCCGGCGCTGCCGCCCTCCCCCGAAGGGGAGGGCATAACCCTTACTCGTATTGAGACTCCCAATAGGAATCAAGATAAGCGTCCTCACCATTCAGAATGAAGTGCGACCATTGGTTGTCGCAATCCACGCAAAGCAACTCGCGTGAGGTGTCGGGAACGAAATCAACAGGCGCGTCAATCTCCCAAGTGTTTGGGCAGTAGTCGCAGGACAGGGTGAAGGTGACGAGATTTGTGTTTAGCATTTCATACTCCATTTCATCTAAGATTCCAACAATGCGGTCAGGGGTGCTGGACTTGTTCATAGGTAGAACCATATCACAGGGGTCTGACATTGTGGCTCTGAAACGCCGTATGTATGTAATGTAATATCTGTGATTTACATCACAGCGGCGCTGCCGCCTTTCGGCGGGATTTAGTGGTCATTAGGCTCATCATAGTAGGCATCATAGTCTGGGCGACTCATGCGCTTCATGTGCCAATCAACGGCATCAAAGTCGTCAGAGAACTCAAAAATGGGGTCGCTCATGGATTGCCCTTTCGTTTGTTGTTGGTGAAATCATATCATGAGGGTCTGACATCGTTAAAGTAAAAGTAAAAGCTTCATGTAATGTAATGTCTTTGATATAAACTACATGCGCTCCCGCGTAGATCAAAGTAAACAATGCCGTCATCGTAATCGAACTTCACAATTTATATAAGCGCTGCCGCGATTTTTTCTAGGGTCAAAAAACCCTTTGTTTATAAGGGTTTTTCGAGGTATGCTAAAACCCTTTATTTATAAGGGTTTTTCGGGGTTACGAATTAGTTTTTTCTCAATGATTTTTGCAAAATCAAAAAGCCACAAAAAAAATCCAACACTAGCAAAAATAAAAAACAAAAACATTTTAGTTATCCTCTTCATCATTTACATCTTCACCACAAAAATCACAAACAGAATCAACAATCCCAGTCGTGTGCAATCCATCTTCGCATTGCATAGACTGCCAATCGTTAAGCATTACGCGATATGCAATCGGGTCGCACTCAAACAGAATGTCGGCGGGACTAAAAGTAATTCCCGCAATTTCGACATTACTCCAACACTCTTCGATGAAGTAGTCAAACTCTTGGTGTCGTTCGGTCATTAGATAGCCTTTCGGTTCTTGTGTTTGGTCTTGCGTGTGTATGACTTGGCTGTCTTGTGTGTGCCTGACGCATTAGAACGACGGAGTTCCAAGCGGGCTTTCAGTTGTAGTGGACTTGCTGCTGATTTGTATGTTCTGCTCATAGGTACACCTTATCACATGGGTCTGACAGTTTGCGCGTCATCATCGTGCATTACGCACCTTTCGCACTCGGCGGAATCCAACGATAACAAGCGCAATGCTTGCGGCAATGATAAGCGAACGCGTAGAGAAAAAAATCATAAAATCATTTGCGCTAATCATGATGCCGTGATACTCAGAGAATAAATCTATTTTCATTTTTTGTCCTTAGTTGTTGTTGGTGTTTGTTGAGATTAGTCTAGCATAAGGGTCTGACATCAGTCAGAGTGCTGAGCGCAACGGTCACAGAAGACGCGAGCGCCAACGATAACAGCGGCGGACTTGGAGAGGTTGATACGGCAACCCTCACAAATTAGGTAGTAGTTAGTCATTCTTTATTTCCTATTCTTCATCTAGCGTGATAGTCGTCCATCGCGTGTAACGCTTTGGCTTTTCGATAATTGAGCCATACTCAACGGCAGTGCCCCGAACGCGATAGACATCTATAGAGACTTGTTCGATTAGGTCGATGTCCTCAATAAGAATGCGCGATTTACGCGAGATGACTGAGCCGCCATAGAGAAAAGAGATTTTCATTAGTTTGCCTTTCGTTGTTTATGAGATTAGTCTAGCATAGGGGTCTGACAACGACTAGAAACTAGTCGCATCAGGATAGGTCTTGTCTGTGAAGACAAGAGTGCGGACAGTCGTCCATCGCTCATCATGATTTCCGTCAGGCTGAACCAATACACGGAAACGCTGAACAATAGAGCCGTCAGAGTATCGGGTAAGGAATGGGTCAACGCGCAACGCGGTTGCCACCTGCTTATGGTCAGCGGTGATAAACACATCGCCCACGAATGGGTCAGAGAGTAGAGAGTTAGTCATTAGGTTAGTTCCTTTCACTTTGCGCACTTTGCGCAGTAGACGATTGCGCCGACAATTTTCGCGGCGGATTTGGAGAGGCTGATACGGCAACCCTCGCAGATGAGGTAGTAGTTAGTCATTGTGACTTCCTTTCGTTATGCCCCTATCTTAGCACACCCCTCTGACATCGGTCACACCGACCCCCCTCTACTTTATGCATAGGTATGCATAGCCCAAAAACCCTTTATTTATAAGGCTTTTCGCGTGTATGTGAAAGTCCTAAAACCCTTACAAACAAAGGGATTTCTAGGCATAGGTCAAAAAACCCTTATAAATAAAGGGATTTTTTATGCAGTCGTATTGCATAAAATGCATGTCTTAAATGTCCATTCTTAGAAAATCCTGTGAACTATTTTTTTATGATCGTAAGCGTAAATGTCCGTTTTGCCTGAAATGTCCGCGCTGCCGCGATTTTTTTGAATCGGCTATTTCCCTTTATTTATAAGGGTTTTAGCGACCCCCTAAATTCCCTTTGTTTATAAGGGTTTTTAGAGGGTGCGCTAATTCCCTTTATTTATAAGGGTTTTAGAGTGATGACCCACACGCTGCAAAAAATCTTTTTGCATCAAATCGCGGATTATCTGTCTGCATCATTTCTGCAAACATGTCCACCAAAGTGAAGTGAGCATTTTCTGTCATTTCGTTTTTCACACTTTCCAAAATGGAAGCGGTTGCTATGTAGTCTTTGCGTGTCATCATCAGAGACCACGCATCTTGCGCACACGGCGGAAACCTGCAACAATAAGAGCAACAGAGCCAAGAACGATTAGAGCGCGGAGCGAGAGATAAACCTCAAAGTCACTAGCAGAGATTCCTAGCCCATTGTAGTCTTGTGAAAACAGTTCGATTTTCATTATTAGTTAGCCTTTCTTTTGTTTGCGCATGGATAGCAAATTGTTTCGGTTTGTACGCCCAGCATAAATGCATCTACGCCTGAGTAAATTAGATTTTCTTTTGTCTTGCATTCTTGACAATTTCCAACGGTGATAGTTTTCATGTTTTCCCTTTCAGTTCTTTATGATGTAGTCGGCAAGGTCTCCAAGCATAAGCGCATAGAGTTCCCAGAGTTCTTTCTGAGTGTATAGTCGCCCGTCTGCATTTTCTGCAACGATAAGCGCGTTCTCTTGGCGCTTGTGAATCAGGTTGATGATTTCTTGATTAGTCATTAGTTTGCCTTTCGTTTGTTTATGGTCTGATTATAGCATGAGGGTCTGACATCACACGCTAAGCGCGTATGCCATAGCCTGCGAAAAGTTTTTAGTTATCGAGCAAAATACGCAAAGAACCTCTGCGCCGTTGTATTGGAAACAGAGAGGCACTTCGGTAGTCCATTCTCCGCAACCGTTCGCACAATTCCAAGTCATTGTCTTAGTCATTTAGTTTGCCTTTCGTTCGTTTATGAGATTAGTCTATCATAAGGGTCTGACAACGGATTAGCCTAGCCGCCAAGTCAAGAGAGATGAATTGTACATCTCGCAGATAGTCGGCACGGTGCCCAAGTCGATTCCGCACTCGGGGCAGACAACATCAAACACAACAGCTGTTGTGTCGCTAAGGTGTGGCTCTTTGCAAGAGCCGCAAATACGCCAAACCATTTCGGCGGCGGTGGGTACTGTGTAGGTCATTGTGTAGCCTTTCATTGGTGTTACTTGGATTCTAGCATAGGGGTCTGACATCACTTAGTGATGACGCGCATCCAAGCGCCACGCTTACCGTCATTGACGGTACGCTCCAACATGTAGCCGTGACAGTCGCACGACATCCACTCTGTGCCATCGGCATTTACGCCTGCATCAAAAGTGCGGTGGTTAGCGGTGGTAGGTAAGTAAGTCTTAGTCATTTTATTTCTCATTTCTTTTTCGTTATAACCCCATTATAGCATAGGGGTCTGACATCGGTTTGGGCAGGGTCTGCATATTTATGCATGCACATGCATAGCGAGAATTCCCTTTATTTATAAGGGTTTCAGCGTGTGTGCAAAAGCCCAAAAACCCTTTGTTTATAAGGGTTTTAGAGGGTATGATCAAAAAACCCTTTGTTTATAAGGCTTTTTTTATGCACAAAAAGATGCATAAATTGCATGTCCTAAATGTCGGGAAAAAATAAATAAATGTGATGTACATCACATGTCCTAAATGTCCGTTTTGCCCGGCGGTGGCGCGACTTTTTTGAATGCGCTAAAACCCTTTGTTTATAAGGGTTTTTCGGGGTATGCTAAAACCCTTTATTTATAAGGGTTTTAGCGTGTGTGCTATATGCCTTATAAATAAAGGGTTTTAGAGGATTAGATTTCATCTTCATCTTCTTCCCAAGAATCAAATAGCATGGAGAGTGTCCATGCATCACAATCAGCATAGTCGGCAGGGTCTAAGCCTTGCGCGATGATGATGTCACGATAAGCGTTTATCACATTGCCTCCTCTACATACTCATAGCCACCATTTGCACAAGGGTAGCAGATGTATCCAACCGTTACACCCAAGAGGAATGCATCTACACCAGAGTAGACGATGCTCTCGGCTGTATCACACGATGTGCATACGCCGAATCGGACGGGGGAGAGAGATGTGTTAGTCATCTAGTTTACCTTTCGTTAGTAGTGAGAGTGTATCACAGGGGTCTGACATCGTTAGCAAGGGAATCGGCGACACATGTCGCCACACGCTATGCAGAACACGCCATTAGATAGTTTGTCATTGCGCTGAGCGCCGTCATTACCACAACACTCGCAAGGGGTAAGGGCGGAACCATAAGCGGATACGCTCACGCTCTCACCATTTAGAATGAAGTACGATTCCAATGCAAATCGTTCATCGTTGGTAGCCTCAGATAGTGGAACCTCGGTCACGCCGTTGATGTCCATTCTTACAATGTTTACAAAACCCATTTGTCTTACCTCTTTCTTTCTATGACCCCATACTAGCACAGGGGTCTGACATCGCACCCCCTAAAATGGTAGTGAATGTCTGCAATGTCCGATTTGTCGCAAAAACTGATAGATGTGATGTGCATCACATCATAGATATCACAGACAACTCTAAGAAAACTCACAGAATGTGATACGGCGTGTCGGCTTGACAAGACACACGCGAGCGCGGTGCCGCGAGTGTGTATGCATATGCATGCATGGGCGCACTAGTGTTTGAGGAAACCAAGTTTGAGTGTGTGCATTATACATAATTAAAATTTATTAACATTTTGTCAGATTTGAATTAGGGGTGTATGTTTTTATTACGAAAATAATGAATAATTGGCTGAATAAGCACAGTTAAATAAAGACCTATGACAACAATTTCAAAAAAAATAAGCATTTTTCTCCTATTTGGCGGGAATAGAAAGAACATAATCATCTCTTTGATATAGGTATGTATGTTCCATGTGACAATTAAAGCATAAAATACGACATTTTTCTACTTCTTTAAGAATTGTGTCTAAACAATAACGATTTCCTTTAATCATATCTGATAAATGCACTTTTTTACCTGATTTGGTACGATATTTATTCTCTGGATTTGTATGATCAAAAGTCAAAGCGGCAGGATGTTTTTTATATCCACATATTTCACAGCCTGTGGATAACTTTATAGCATCAGTTATCGTCTTGTGTCTTGTTTTCATCTTCTTCACCTATATAAAGGGCGGGATCAGGACAGAGAATCTGTCCCTCTTGGTGCATTTTTGTAATAGTAATTACATCTGCACCAAGCTTGTCAGCAATAAGAGCTAATAAGTCATAGTTTCGCAAAGATTGAATATACATCCCACTCAACAATTGTATTATTTGCTCATTATCCATTGAATACTATCTCATAAGTTTCTGGAAATTCATTTTTTACTAAATCCCGCACTGCTTGCGCATACTCTTGAATTTCTTTTTGAGCATCATGTTCCAAGCGTTGAGATAAAAAGTTCAAAACTCCATGCAATGAAACTGTCCATCGATATCTGACATACATTCCGTATGCGGGAAGAAATAGTCTTGCCTGTTCAGCACACATGCCGCTTGCTAAAGCAGTCTGATACAACTCCTCAGACTCTTTAATATGTGTCTGTAATATATCTCTCCAGACATCATTTGTTATGTCTACAAAATTGCTACCAGAGCCTTGTTTTGAATTTTCGGGGGCTGCGCGGAAAAAATCGGGAACATAAAATTCAGCATTTTCCGTAATATAGCGGCGAGACGATTCATTCCATCCGTTTTGATCATCAACAAATGTTGATGCAACGGCATACTTCCAATGTTGTCTTGCTACCATGAGGGGCGCATACACCTCAAATGACATGGTTGCATGTCTAAAGGGTGATGTGTGCCCATTGTTCCATAGAAACTTTAGGAGGTTTCTGTCTCTCGACTTCAACTCATTATTTTCATCCAGAGTTGCGAGTTTGTCATATGAAACTCTTGCAGCATTGACAACTTCCAAGTCTGTTCCCATTGTTCCAACAAGACCAATGTAGCCTTTATCTAAAACTTTAATATATTTATTAGGAAGATTTTCTTGCACGATAGTACTCCTCTATTCTGTCTTTCATTGAAAAATATAAAGCTGATCCCGGCTTTAATTTATAACTACAAGCCAAGCAGTACATGTAAGGTTCATCATTTTCACTTAAACTACAAGATAAAATTGGATGATCATTATCCATAGCACATTTTACAGCATTAAAATTACCAAGGTTGGCTAGGTGTTGATATTCATTTAAAACTTGAATTAATATCATAAATATTTAGATTCCTTTTTTACTTTGTTGATATATTGACGAATAGATATTCTATTTCCGGGAACTCTTTTATTCCATTTTCTTTTATCATTAGCCCATTTAGGATAAAAATGTGATGCAATGATTTTTTCCCAATCACCTTTATATCTACCAAAATTATACAATATTTCTTTATGCATTCTTCTATCTTGAATTCTTTTAGGAGCTTTACATGCAGTTTTATAGCCCCCAAAATTATTCCAAGTAGGGCGAATGTATTGATAAGCACCACAGGCACTTGACCATCTGGAATGTGCTTTGTAGTTTCCATGAGATTCTACTTGTCTAACAGCATTTGCTAAATCAGGAGATATAAAACTAAAAGACCGCTTAGAGCGGCTCGCATGAGTTTTATTACTATTATTATATTTATATATATAATTACTATTATATATAATATTATTCATATTAGATATATTTTTAATAATATCAACATTATTAATATTATTTATATTACTATTATACACAATTCTTTTTTCGGACTCAACCAATGCAAAAGAATTTGGTAAAATAGTGCTAGATATAAAAATCATCCATGCTAAAATAGTTCTTTTCATCGTTGCTACCTCCTTTGAAAGAATAAGAATATCATTCTACATCAATTTTTGTCAAGATAGGAAATAAAATGAAAGTTTACTTGTCAGGTGCATTCAGCCATCGTCAAAGATTACTTGGACATGGAGAAGCGGCGCATCACGCACATGAAACGCTTAAAAAAATGGGCGTTAGCGTTAAAACGGGCGGAGAAGATTTGCCAGATGATTACAAAGCAGATATTGAGATTGCATTTACGCATCCAGAATGTTATGATTTTAAATATCTAACTAGTTACAAAATAGGTTATACTGCGTGGGAATCAACAGAATTTAAACCAGATTGGTGGGAAAATTTTGACAAATGCGATGAAATTTGGACACCATCTAACTGGATGTTAAATATTTTTAGACAAAAGCTACCGCATAAAAATGTAAGGGTTTGGCAGCATGGAATTAGTGAAGAGTGGGTGCCTAAAAAAAGAACTCGTAATTCCCAAAAACCATTTACTTTTTTAAGTATATCTGAACCTTTTGACAGAAAAGATGCTCAGTTGATTGTTGACACATTTGCTGAATTGTATGGAGATAATCCAAATTTTAAACTTATCTTAAAATGCTCGCGAATGGATAGAACTAAAAAAACAAATCCAAACACTTTGCAACCTTATAGCAATATTGAAGTTTACACTGAATATTTTACAACAGAACAAATGAAGCATCTTTACGCTTCCGCCGATGTGTTTGTTTATCCCTCATGGGGAGAAGGTTTTGGATTACAGCCGCTTGAAGCCATGTCGCTTGGAATTCCGACAATTTGCACCACTGCTTGGGCAGACTATAAAAAATATATTACAATTCCATTGTCTTCTACTTACGAACTATCCCCTTGGCAAGAAGTGCATCCAGGCTTTATGTTAAAGCCAGATAAAAAGCAGTTTAAGCTTGCTATGAAATATGCTTATCACAGCTATGAAGAGTTGTGTGACAAAGCTTTTAAAAATGCTTTTGATTTACACAATCAATTCGACTGGGAAAAAGTTACTGAACCCGCAGTAGAAAGATTAAAAGAAATTTATAATTCTAGAATTTAAATTTTTATCATGATACACTATCATTTCAACTTATTTTTTTGAAAGAGGAATATACACATGCGTGGAAACATTGAGAATACATATGAAAATTTTATTGCTTTAAGTCGTTATGCGAGATGGCTAGAAAAAGATAATCGCAGAGAAACATGGTCTGAGACTGTTGATAGATATTTTAACTTTATGATTAAAAATCTTAAAGAAAAACACAACTATACTCCAGATGCTGAAATTGTTTCAGAACTAAAGCAATTTGTATTTGATCGAAATGTTATGCCTTCTATGAGAGCGGTTATGACTGCAGGAGAGGCTTTGTCACGCGATAACGTAGCAGGATATAACTGTTCATTTCTTCCTGTTGACTCAGTTCGTTCATTCGATGAAGCAATGTATATTCTTATGTGCGGAACTGGAGTTGGATTCTCTGTTGAATCCGTTTATATTGACAAGCTTCCCATAATTAACGAGCATTTTGAAAAAACTGACACAGTTGTTGTTGTTGAGGATTCAAAGGCAGGATGGGCTAGAGCTTTGCGTGAATTGCTTGCTTTACTTTGGCAAGGACAAATTCCAGCAATTGATATTTCCAAGGTTCGTCCATCAGGAGCAAGACTTAAAACATTTGGAGGTCGCGCATCCGGTCCACAACCACTAGTAAACCTTTTTGACTTTGCAATTAAAACAATTCGTGGTGCAGCAGGTCGTAAACTAAAGTCTATTGAAGCACATGACATTATGTGTAAGATTGGTGAAGTAGTAGTTGTAGGTGGTGTTCGGCGTTCAGCAATGATTTCTTTATCAGATTTATCTGATCACGATATGGCTAAAGCAAAGCATGGCGCTTGGTGGGAAAATAATCCACAGCGAGCATTATCTAATAATTCTGTAGCATATACTGCAAAACCAAGCATGGAAGAGTTTATTTCTGAATGGAAAAAACTTTATGATTCTAAATCTGGTGAGCGTGGAATTTATAATGTTGCAGCTGCCCAAGCACAAGCTGCAAAAAATGGTCGTAGAGATGCAAATTATCGCTTTGGAACAAATCCTTGTTCTGAAATTATTCTTCGACCTTATCAGTTTTGCAATCTTTCAGAGGTTGTTATTCGTGAAGATGACACCCCAGTTACCCTTCAGCGTAAAGTAGAACTTGCTACAATTTTAGGAACTTGGCAGTCAACTTTGACTGATTTTAAGTATCTTCGTAAGATTTGGAAAGATAATACCGAAGAGGAACGACTCCTTGGAGTTTCTCTTACTGGACAATTTGGAAATAAATTGATGTCAGGCAAAAAGGGTCTTGATTCATTAGAGCATGTACTTGAAAGTTTAAAGGCTAATGCTGTTGCAACGAATAAAGATGAAGCAAATAAGATTGGGATCCCCCGCTCTGCTGCTATTACTTGCGTAAAGCCATCCGGAACAGTATCTCAACTAGTAGGTGTATCTTCAGGCATGCATGCGTGGCACAATGACTATTATATTCGCACAGTTCGCGGCGACAAGAAAGATCCATTAACAGAATTTCTTAAAGATTCAGGAATTCCATCTGAGGATGATTTTATGAAACCAAATGACACTACAGTATTTTCATTTCCCGTCAAGGCTCCTCAAGGTGCTATTACTAGAAATCAATTAACTGCTATTGAACATCTAGAAACTTGGCTAGTTTATCAAAGAGCATGGTGTGAACACAAACCTTCAATTACAGTGTCTGTTCGTGACGAGGAATGGATGGAAGTTGGTGCATGGGTATATAAGCATTTTGATGAATTATCAGGTATCTCATTCTTGCCATATTCAGACCATACATACAAGCAAGCTCCATATCAGGACATTACCGAAAAAGAGTATGAAAATCTTTTTGCCCAAATGCCCCCCGAAATCAACTGGGAAGCTCTTTCCTTATACGAAACAGAGGATACAACTACCGGAACTCAAGCGCTGGCATGCGTTGCGGGAGAATGTGAACTTGTCGATATTAATCCTTGATTGTGAAAAAGCATTATTTTCCAATATAATTGGAATGGAGATATATAATGCCATATAACTATACAATAATGCAAGATAGTCCCAAATATTATTGGGGTCTGTCTAATATAACTAGTGGAAACACAGCAAGTGTGTACAGTAGTGGATCAATTGTTGCATCTGCAACCTCAGCAGCAATTTTTGTTGACAGCATGAAAGCAGCATCCGCTTATTTTGTAAATCCAAAATACACAATTCCCCCACTAGTTATGGGTTCGGGATCTTCAGTATCCATACAATCAGGAAATCAATTACTATTTCAAAATAAAACAGACATTCTTTACAAAAAAAGTGAAAATGAAACAATATCGTTTGAGTTCTGGTTTTCTTTTGACAATTCTTTTAATGGAAATGGTTATACAAAAAATTCTTCTTCAGCTACAAGTTATTTTGTAAACAATGAATTAAAAATAATGCAAATAGTTACTCCAACGGGAGAAATTGGAAGTATTAAATATGATTACATTAAAAACTCTTTTATTTTTACCATGTCAGGAACATCAACTCAAGATGCTGTATATGTTTTAGATGATTTGACAGGAACTTTTCATATCTATGCATATTATGATCAAGGTTCGTTAGGTCTTTTAGTAAATGGAAATCCGGGATCACAAGGATATTGTTATACAACATTTAATACTGCTAAAACAGCTCAAAGTGTTTATTTTGTTTTTCAACCTAGCACTTTGAATACAGCAACACAGTATTTTATTGATGATTTTGCAGTATATGATTACACTTTGTCTATAGATCAAATATACAATCACATGCAACAAGCATTTTATTCAAATGACTATAATTATGAATCATTGTTTTCTCAAATTTCATATTTTATCCCTCAAAATTCCGAAATAGATTTAATATATAGTAAAAATCATTCTGGATCTGACTTTTTATTTGGGTTATCTAATTTTAATTTAAATGTAACTGAAAACGGTTTAGGAAACAAATATATTGACCCATTAAGTTTATATTCACCATACACATCTGGCATGACTTTATCAGCATCAGGCGGGACTCCTACCGCATCAGGTGGAGCAGTATTTTCTGATGTTGGAAAATATTTAACAAAAAATCAAATAACCCTAAGTATGCAATTTTATAAAACAACCGCAAGCTCAACAAATACTTTGTTTTCTTTAACAAACATAAACGGTTCAAATTCTTTATGGGCAAATGTTTCAAATACAAGCTACACTTTATATTTTTATGATTCTACTTCCGGATCCAGTACAGCAATATTAACTAAATCAACTTCTCCAAGCGTTGGTTGGCACAACTTTGCTTTTTCTTCAGACGGTTTAAATACTTATATGTATACAGATGATGGCACCACATCAAGTGTTTCTTATAACATTTCATTTCCATCGTATTCTGATTTACTAATAGGAAACTTTAATGAATCTGTATCTAACAATACAAATATAACTTTTAAAAATGTCGGAATTTTTAACACAAAAACAACAAATTTTTCTACATTTGATTTTACAGAAAATAAAATGTTTATGGCTAAATTAAATAATAATTTAAATATTTCTCAAATGGGATATTGGAAAACTAGAATACCCCTTACGGTTAATCCAAACCTTTTAGTTGGAACAAGCATGGATTGGTCTAGCATGGATAATTGTAAAGTTGAAATATCAAAAGATAATGGAAAAACTTGGAATGCAACCTATAGCAATAGTTTTATTTATGGTGCCAGTGCAAACTTTTCAGCATCTCAAATTTCTAGTGGAAACATTAAAGATTATTTATTAAAAGTTACATTATATACAGACGATACTGTTAAAGAACCATTTGCTAAATTTAATAATTTAAATTATTATTTATATCAAAATTTAGATTCTTATAGTCAAGATAAGTTTTACATAATAAAGCCACTATATGATGCCAATGGTCAAAACTCATATATTAGATACACTCAAGACAGAAAAATAAATTCTAGACCAAGAAACTTGGGTATTTATTTTCAAGATTCTTCAAGCGTAACAGGGTATGCAGGAATTTATCCACAAGACTCTGCTTCAGCATACGGATTGGAATTCTGGTTCAGAGCAAACAGTTTAAATTCTGCTAGCAATAACTATATTTTATCTGCGTTAGGTGCAGGACCAACCGTATATATTGACAAAACCACTAAAAACTTAATTTTTAGCAGTGCCTCTGTTTATGTTAATGGAGCAAGTGTTGCAACAAATACAACATCAATAGCATTAAACAACATTTATCATATTTTAATTGCTTTCAATTCTGTTTATTCCGCAAGCGTAATGTATCTTAATGGCAATGTTGGATCAGGTGGCGTACATACAAATGCTACATATGGAAATATTGGGGTTTGGAATTCATTAGTTTCTGCTGACAGTGCATCAACAAGATATTTGTCTTATATTTCATCTAGAACCTTTTCTATTGCAGATGTTTCTTCATCTACAACATACATTATCAAAAATTTGTCCGCAGATTCAGTTAAATTGTTAAAAATTTGACATTAGGTGTACATTTTTTAGGCTTATATACAAGAAAGTGGTAAAATAAACTTATGGGTAAAATGAAAGTTTCAATTGTAGAAGAAGTTGATTATGGCATGTACATATGGCAGCTTCCAGATGGAAAATTTGTTACAGATGGAGAAGGCGGCTTTTTGAGCATTGCTTCCAAAAAGGGTGACATTAGAAGAATTAAGTTGCTTAAAGAGACTGCAAAATCCTATGGCTTGGAAGGCAGAATGGTTTACTGGACAGGACATAGACCAGTTTCTGAAGAAGAATATGAAATGCAAAAGCAAAGAATGGAGTGGGGACTTGTTCCAGACGAAATGGATTTGCCAGCATTGATGGAAGATTTGACACAAAAGAAAAAGGCTGGGATGATTTAATATGAATAGAATGCAAGCAGCAGCAGAATTAGATGATGATGAGTTTGAACAAATTATTAAAATTAAAACAACTACTGATTCATATGCTTCAAAACCTGAAGCAGAATATGATGATCCTTTTTCTAAAACTTGGGATGATTTAAGCAAACTTGAAGGTCTTTCTACTAATTTTAGAAGAAAAGCAACAAGAATGTCTAAGTCATTTACTGGAGTTGATGGGGCTAAATCAAAAAAGCTCGATCCGTTAGATTTAACAGGATATTCTCTTTTTCAAATTGTTCAGCCTCCATACAATACATTATATTTAGCGCAACTTTATGACATTAATCCATTTCATCATTCAGCTGTTAACGCAAAAACATCAAATGTTGTGGGCTTGGGGTATCATTTTGAAGAAACACAAAGAACCCTTGATAAAATTGAAGATGTCATGTCAGATGACTCTAAGCTTGACAAACTAAGAAGAAGAATTAGTCGCGCAAAATATGAACTACGCGATTATATTGAATCTTTAAACTCAGATGATAGTTTCCTAACAACCATGAAAAAAATTTATGTTGATTTAGAATCAACAGGAAATGCTTATATGGAAATTGGTAGAACATCCTCTGGAAAAATAGGCTACATCGGGCATATTCCAACAATTACTATGCGTATACGCCGACACAGAGATGGATTTGTTCAGGTTGTTTATAACCGCTATACATTTTTTAGAAATTTTGGCGACACAACAACGCAAGATCAAATTGGAACAGATCCAAGACCAAATGAAGTAATTCATTTTAAAAAGTATACTCCAACCAATACATATTATGGTGTTCCAGATATTATGTCAGCAAAAAATGCAATTGCAGGTGATGAGTTTGCATCTCGCTTCAATCTGGATTATTTTGAGAATAAAGCAGTTCCTCGTTATATTATTACGGTCAAAGGGGCTAAGCTATCTGCTGACTCTGAACGCAAATTGCTTGA